TCTACAATAAGCCACTCCACTGTACCGTGATCCGCCAGCTCGTACTCCTGCCCCCTATCCACTGCGGTGGTGTAAGGAACAACAGCGCAGGACTGGAGCAGCAGAGCTGCTACTAGAACCCTCACAGATTCTTGACCTGCGAGTCATTGAGCCGCTTGTTGAATATCTTGACGTTGCGGATTGTGGCGTAGGGCTGGGCCGTGTCATTGTATGCCTGACCTACACGAATAGTCGTTGCCGAATCAGTAGACGGATCGCCGCTTGTGTCTGTTGCCACGCTAAGACTATCTTCATAAAACTCAAAGTCATTGTTAGCAAACACGGCTGTATATTTTTTAGGTACGCCAGCAATCGGTATGCTGCCAGACTCGTTGATAAGCGCAGAGCCACTGTTAGTTGCATAGATTGTAGAGCTTAGGGAACCTCCAGAAGAAGCCACCTGTGACCTATTATTTGCAGTTCCGTCATCAATCGAATAAGCAAGTTGAGCAGTAGAGGCTACTGTGTTGAGCGTAACTTCTGCGGTTATGGTTGCGGGGTCAGTGTCAGCATTCCCCACTGCGCTGTATGTCAGAACATCAGCATTGCGTGTGGCGCTGGATGTGGTGGGGATGTAGGTGGTGGGGAAGGAGCCGGATTCTACTTGTGCGCCCCATACGAGGATTGAGGAGGTGCCGTCTAGGTCTACTGTAGTGCTTCCGTCCGTTGACGCAACGTGGATTCTAGCAGTACCAGCAAGGTCGGAAGTAGTTGTGAATGTTACTGCTACACGATAATAACCATAAGCCGTTGGCACCGGGTCGTGAACCGTATGGTTTGATGAAACAGTACCCCACGCCCCAGTAGACATATTGAAATAGGACAACCCGTTGGCCGTTCCATCAAAATTTTCAATTCTGATAACACACATGCCTAACTGGTCGGCTTTGACGTGCCAACTGTATGTTGATGCCCCGCTACTAACAGTCAGGTTTTGCTGCAAACTAACAACCCCTGTTCCAGTAGCCCCATCATCAATCAGCCTAACCGCCGTCTTTGTCCCATCCGGCGCAATGGCGTAGTTCGCCACAGGGGTCGCATTCGTATCCGTCCACGTAGTCCCCAAATTCCCCGGAGTGGAGTACAACGCCAGATTAGTCCCCGCCTGCTCACTCAGATACCCCAATGGCCCTGAAGCATCCCAAGGTGAGGGGATATTCTGCTCGATGGAGACGTTGCCGTTGGCTGTCCAGACCTCGCCAGTTGAGGCCGTGGCTGTTGTAACGCCGGGGGTGAATGTTCTTGCGTCGAAGTCAATGACAGGGGCAGCGTTGCCATAGCCATCAAGCTGGTCAAACACCATGACCCTCGAAACCTTCCCAGACAACACCCTGATTGTGCCGCTGCTCCTTGACCCGATCTCTATTGCCGATGTTGAGTTATGCAAGTTTCCAGAGGTTTCTGTTGCAGTATCGCCAAGCTGGACGAGGGACGCGATAGAGTCGCCTGCATAAAACGATACAGCACCGCTAGAAGCGTCCCGCTTAAATCTAACATACTTCATCGTGCCGTCAGAGAACCCCGTGGCCGAAACGCTGCTTGCTACGTCCGTATTGGTTCCGTCTATGGAAAACTCGACAAACAGAGAGCCGTCTGAGCCGACGGCAAAATAAAAAGCCCTTTGCCCAGCGCCACCGAAGTGTGAATAAAGAATGTTCGGGGTAGCTGGCGTCCAGTCGTCTAGCGCGGCCCTGACAATCATGTCAATATCACCAGTAAAACTAGCCGCCGCACTATCAGGCGTACTGAAGTAATCCCCACTGCTCCCCGGCAAATCCCCCCAAGCCGCAAAGGGCGAGAACACTCTGGCTGTGCCGTTGAGTGTCCAGATGTCTGCATGTTCGATTATCGAGTCAAAGGTGACGATGAAGTTGCCTGCCACACTCAGCGTGATGTAACTTGTCGCGCTTGTTGCTGTGAACTCAAAGACTGATGTGGAGGCAGATGAAGCGACAGTGTTGAGAATGTCCGTACCGCCCAGAGTTGTCCCGACTTGGAATGTCGTATTGACCGACCCTGATTCTGTCACCGTCACGGTGTAACGCTTGCCTGCGACCGTAGCGATACCGTTGTGTCTGTAGCGAATAGCACTAACACCATCAACAACACCAGTCACCGTGTTGCCAGATACAGTGTAGGTTGAGTCAGGGGTCGAGGCGTCGGTTGCGTCAGTCGCATCGAAGGCCGCCGTCCCGACAAATTCTGTTTGCTGCCCAGACGCCTCCCAAGTCTTACCCGCCTCATAATCATTGGTATTGAAATCGACTACGGGGGTGGCTGTGAGATCAGTAGAATCAATAATGACATTTCTACCAATCTTGCCAGTAAACGTATTTGCTGTTCCGCTTGCGGTTGACCCAATTTCAAACGCCGCAGTTCCATCATACGGCCCACCCAAAGCGGCGCTAAAAGGTACGTCAGGCTCGCCTAATTGCACCCAATTTAGCTCTGATAAAGGAGTGCCTAAAGGCTGATCCGATGTAAAGAAATTTAACGTGTCCTCAGAATTATCTACGGTCAACGCTACCCAATGTCCAGTGCCGTCAGAGAACCCTGTTGCCACTGTAGACTCAGCGTATGCCGTGGTCGTCCCATTAGCAGACATGGTTAAGCGAATCTTCCCGTCTGTCCGTATCTGGGCAACCCAACTTCTTTGATTGCCTGTTGTCTCCCATTTGGCGTTGTAAGCCATAGCAGCAGCAGGCGTCCAATCATCAGGGGCTAGCCAAGCGATAATAGCCATATCATCTGTAGGCGCACTAGCACTATCAGGACTTGAGACATAAGTCCCACTCGCCCCATCAAGCTCCACCCACTGACTCGTGCTGGAGTTGATCGCTGGGCCTTGGGCTTCTGTTACTACGCCTGTTTCTTCATAGTCGATGAAGGCGTCATTCTGGAACGTCCAGACTTCGCCTGTGGTGCTGGAGGTTAAAGTGCTGCCAGAGGTGTGATCTTCTGCGTTGAAGTGGACTGCGGGGGTTGCTGTGGCATCTGTTCCATCAATGATGGCTGCCTCAAAGACCTGTCCAGCATAAGGATTTGATCCGCTTAGGGCTGTGCCAATTTCGTAGTCTGCTGTCGAGGCATAAATGCCGTCAAGGTCACCAGACATCGCAACCGGACTGCCAATCTGCGTCCACGTTATAGACGCCAAGGCTGTGTCTCTCGGGTCAAGTGAGTAATAAAAACTGGTCTTATTGGTGGTATCGTCAAAGGTTGCTCTCACCCACGCAAATGTCGCGTCAGTAAGGGTGTGGTTAGTATCGGAAATAGCGTTTTGGTTAGTTGTACCGTCATCTGAGACGTACAGCTTCAACCTGCTGCTTGCGTTATCTAGGTTAAAAGCAAAGCCAATATTGCTTGAGGCCCATCGGGATATAATGCAATCCTCACCTGCCGGATTCCATGAGTCCGGCCTGATTCCTGCAATCAGGGTTATGTTATTCGCAGGTAACGCTGCGCCATCTGAGCTACTCGCATAATCCCCCGTCCCATCCAGATCAAGGAACTTCCGTATGGCAGGGGTATTCCCGTTGTGGTATGGGAAAGCCTTGACACCATCTCGATTGAGGCCGTGGTCGGCTTCTTTGACTGAGATGTTGTCTATTCGGGCACCACCGTCATTTCCAGCATTTAACTCCCTGATCGCCAAGAAGTCGTTGTCTGCTGAAGAATAAGTAAACGGTATGCGATATGTCTGATAGGTTGTATCAGAGTTTGTCAGCGTAATGTACCCGTCATCCATCCCTGAAAAAAAGATAGTTGAGGCTTCATTCAGGCCAATAATGTAATCGCCGCCTGTGCCAACATGCTTTGCGTCGAATTCCAGAACATAGTCCTTCCCGGTCACCAGAGAAAGGGCTGAGCCAAGCTCCTGATAAGCGCCGCCACCTGCGCCGTTGCTAGTGTTTGATTCTACTTCTACCGCATAAGTTGAGCCGTTACCATCAGCCACGGACGTAATCGTGCCGTTTGCAATAGACACCAAGCCAGTTGTTGCGTCAGTGTCGTCACCAGCAGCATTGGAAGTGGTATAAAGCTCACTCCCCGTCCCAATTCCGGTCGAAACATACTCACTTGGGGCGTGTGAAATATTCCCTGTGACTTCTTCGAGTTGCCATTTGGTGATTTCGAGGGTGGCGGCAACCTCGCAATCAACGCGAGGGCTTACGCCTGTCCCGGCGGCATCGGTGGAAGCGGTTACACTAAACCTCTGGGGTGTCGTGGTTAACTCGCTGCCAATATTGACAGTCACATCAGATATGGCGTTGCCAGTCATAATAAACTGAACATCTGCATCAGTAGATATAACGCCACTAACCAAGGCAATTTCAGCCGTAGCCACAAACGTCCTACCACCAGCGCCAGAACCATCATCAGTAATAGTAACTAGCTGAGTAACTCTCCCATTCGCAGTTCCGTCAAAAGTGACCTGCGTAGCAGAATCAACTACCGCATTCCCGCCAACCGCATAAGCCCCATTCGTCATATCCTCAGACGCAGTAATCAGATTCCTCACCCGCCTGCTGCCAATCATTCTAGGCTCGTTGGACAGTACAGAGACTTGCTTGCCCTGATGGTCTTCAGAGGTGGCTGTGGTGGCGCGGGTAAATTCGCCGGGGTTGACCGTGTCAGACATAATGGGGCGCAAGGTGTCCTGCAACCCCACGAATAATGATGGTACCGGGACGCCCTCAGACCCGCGAATAGACTGTCGAATGCTCTGACGTATGGAGTTGACTATTGCGTTTCTCAATCGGGCACCTCGGCGAAAATTGAATGTATTAAAAGGGTGGGGAGCCCATGAAGGACTCCCCGGCGGGACGGTCTTACTCAGGCAGGGCCAGAACAAAACCAGCTTCAGGACGGTAAGCCTGAACGCCGTACAGGCAATCAGCCGTGTACAGGTTGCTCAGGTATTCCTGCTTGTACTGAGTCTGTGAGCGAATGCCAACTTGCTCAGCCAGCACGATAGCATCCCGGTGGAACAGGAGGCCAGCGCGTACAGCGATTGCAGTATCGGTAGCAACCTCACCAACCTCTTCGATAGTGGCGCAGTTGGAAGATACGTACACATCAATGCCGTACAGGTTACCAATCAAACCGCTGTCTACCTTGCCGCTGTTAACGAAGTCGGTAGAAACGTATCGGTCGATGCCCATGACGGCGTTACGAGCTGACGGAGGGATGACTAGCGCGCGGCCGTCCATCGGTACATCGTTGTCGTCGAGCTTCTGGATCATGTCTCGGAAGAAAGCGTCCGTGAATACGTCAGCAGCAACGAGAGTGTCGTCGGTGTACTGAGTAGTGGTGCCACCGTCGTTGAAGAAACAGCCTGTGTGCTGGTAGTCAGTTTCTGCAACAGCGTCAGAGAATACAACAGCGCCGCCGTTACCGAACGCAGTACCTACAGAGTGCAGGTCAGTGTCGATACGCTTAGCAAGCGCGTAACCAGCGTCCTGAGTGTAGAACTGTCGAAGGCTGGACAGAGCCTGTACTTCAACGATGTCCTCAACCAGACGCGAGTACTCGAAGTGACGGTTGATGTCAATCGTGATTTCGCTCTCAGTGTTAGCGATGATCGTAACTGCAGTGTCGGCAGCCTTAGCGTTTGCTTCGCCGCGAACGGGAGCAGGAACGTGGATGGTGTCGCCTTTCTTGCCGGTCATCTTCATCTTCTTGACGAGGGGTGCCAGCTTGAGAGATTTCTCGTAAGCAGCGATGATCTCGTCAGACCAGATTTCCGGGATAAAGGTTGCAGCTTCAGTTTTTGCGGTATTACCGGCCGCGCCGGGATAAGTAGCCGTAGCCATGATTTAGTCTCCTTGACTATTTAACTCGACCTTCCTGATATGCGCGCATGATTTCAGGTTGAAGCGCCTCATATCGAGCGGGGTCATTTTTCATAAGTTTAATAAGGTCTGCCCGTCGGTAGACTTTCTTGGAGACTCCTTCACCACTTCCGCGAGCGCCACCAGTGCTTGCAGCTCTCAGATCACTCTTGCGAGCCTTCTGATCAGCAGCAACAGTCTGCCTTGCAGCAGTCTTGCGCTCCTTGAACAAGCTAAACAGCTCATCAGCGGCCTCGGCATCGTACTGCTGGTCTGCTCTTACGAACAGTTGCTTACGAATGTTAGACGCCTTGATCCACTCGGCAAAGCCAGCATCCTGCAAGATGTCTTGCATGTCAGGGTGCTTAGCCTGTAGAGTGGCCATAGCCGTTTGTTGCCTGTGTGCAGCAGCAGCTTCACGAGCCTCAATCACTGACGGGTGACTGTCGATAGCTCGGTGCACACTGCCCCGCGGGTCGGTGAAGTAGTCCAATTCATCTACTTCGGTGCCAGCCTCTTGGTGAGGTGCCTGTTGTGGTGCACTCTGCTCAGCAATGTACTCATCCACAACCTTACGAAGTTCTCCAACCTCGCTCCCCTGCTTCCCTAGAGCTTTCTCAGCCTCTTGGTGCATCTGGACAACTTCCTCTAGGGATTTGCCTCGATACTTCTCAGGGATGTTAGGCTCGTTCTGGGGTTGCTCCTCCGCTTCGACAGTTTCGACGCTCTCGATTGGCTGAGTCCCATCATCTTCGTTTTCGATAGTATCTACTTGTTCCTCTTCAGGAGGTAGATCAATCAATCCAGCTCTTGACATAGCTTATTAATCTCCGTGACTAAATCATTATGGAGTGGGTTTTCTGCCGGCCTTTTCGTGCTCTTTCACCCATCGCATGTGTCTGCCGGGGAAATCCCCAGAGGCACCTTCGAGATGGAAAGCCGGAGCCGACAGTTGTCTGGTAGCATCTTTGCCGCAGTCGCACCTTGTGACCTTGACATCGCCGCGTACCATCTTTTCTGTTACGTGCCCTTCCGGGCACTTAAAATCAAAAATCTTGAGCATCTTCGCCCTCCTCAGCCTGTTCTCTAGCAACAGCCACCGTGTCGGAGAAGTACAACACAGACCGTAGCGCAGCAATCTGGCCATGTCTGCGATGCAGCTCATCTGCCGTCTTGACCGTCGTCAGGTCGTTCAGCAGTGCAATCTTGTTCTCAACCTCCTCAATGAGCAGCTTGTAGCCCTCACTGTTAAACATCACGTTCAGGTGGTCGAAGTATTCCTCTAGCTCCGGGGTCATGGGTCTCCTTGATTATCCTCTGCAAGCAGGGCGATACTATCACGGGGTTTTCGTTCTTGTCAACCCCGAGGTGGTCAATTTGACCGATATGTGGTCTATTTCGCCTCCTTCTTGGCTGGAGCCTTCTTTGGCTCTGGCTCCGGCTTCTTTTCCAGTTGAGCAATGCGCTCCTCCAGAACCCCGACCCGGGCCGCCATCTTGCCGTAGCTGTCGTTTATCTCCTGCATCGCCCTGTTGAATTGTCCTTGTGAGATCATGTTATGCTTCCTCGAGTGTAAATCTGCTGCCGTCCTCGGCCGTCCCGGCCATCCTTGCCAGCCTTCCCGGCGGGGCCAGAGGGTCCGACCTTCCCGGTCTCGCCCTTTGGTCCCTGTGCTCCGTCCTTGCCGTTCAACCCCTTGCTCTTAGCAACGTCTGCGATTTTGCGCTCCAGCGCATCAAATACCGCAAGTATCTTCCCGTCCGTGGAAAATTTACTCACCAGAAAGCCTCCGCATCAGCTCCATCTCGGCTGCAACCCCGTTTTCTGCGTCTGCCTTTGCCTGCTCGGCCTCACCCTCCTTGATCTGGAGGTCGCGCTCCTTCAGGGACAACTCGGCTACCCGCATCCTGCGCTCGAACTCCTTATCATCGGAATCGCCGGCTTGCAGGTTCTTGGTGGCAGCGGCCATCTTGTCGATCTCGACCTCCATAGGAATGTACTGAGTCTCTGTGGCGTACTTCTGAGCGCGTGACATAGACTCTTGAGCAGATGCCTGTAGAGCTTGCGTCTGAGCGTTCTGGAAGTCCAGTTGAGCCTGCTGCATAGCCATCTGGGCCTGCTGCGCTTCCGGCGAAGGCTGGTTAGCTTGACGCAGAGAGGCGATCAGCTCCTCGCGGTTGGCGAGGTTCATATTGTCGATGATAGACTCGACCAGTGTGGAGTACAGTGGCGAATCCGGCGGCATGGTCTGCAAGAGCTGTACCAGTTGCGTGACCTCGTACTCGCGGGCGATGATGCCTAGGGTGGAGGTTGCTCGGAAGTTGTAATCTGATACAGGGTATGATTCCGGGTCAAACTGCATGTATCGGTGTGCAGCCTTCTTGACGAACGGGATCAGGAATGAATCTTGGAAGTTAATCAGTGTTCGCTTGTGCCGCTTGATGATGGCACCCAGAGACATAGAGATGCCCGCAGCGGTGGCTTCACCGTTGACCTGACCAGCAATGCCGGCTGAGTCTACTGCGCCTGTAGCCTGCTGCACCATCTGCTGAAGCGATGCGGCTTGAGCGAACGTGATCTGGCTTACCTGACCAAAGTTGAACGGGTGCAGGACTTCACGCGGGTCACCGTTGGTGATCAGCATCTTGCCCGGACGAATCTCTGGCTTAGCACCTCTCGGCATACGTGTGGCGTCTACGGCCATCATCGGGTGCACTGTGAGGGCCAGAGCGTCGATGCGAGCGCGTATCTCTGCATCCAGAGCCTTCTGCGAGTTGTACCCTTTCTCGCACACACCTCGACCCCAGAATCGACCGGGAACCACATCCCACGGGAATGCGACAACCGGACGATCCTGCATCATGTACGGATTCTCCTCGGCTTTGAGCAGGACGCCACCATTAGCGATTACGACGACGGCTTCCACGTACATGTCCTCACCCTCTACTTCAGTCTCTTTGGCGAGAATGTCGCGAGGCACGAGGCCGTAGTACTTGGTCAGCCTGATCTTGTCGTCATGGTAGACGGTCAAGTCTTGGTCTGGCTCGATGTCAGCATCGGGTGAAGCCGTACCGACAGGCACATCGTTGTAGACGCCCTGCTCCTGAAGCTGATCAACGTGGTGCGCCGATACGAACTCATCGATAGCAACACCCATCGCATCATCTACGCAAGTCGCGACAGGGTCGATCAGGAAGTTCTGGGGCAGCACAGGGTTCATCTTGACGCAGACACGCTCTGTGATGTTCACGCCAAACGCCTGCAACTGACCATCCATCAGTGGTTGAGTAGCTGGCGCAGCGTAAGGACGCTCCTCGATAACCAGCTCACCGATGCCTGTACCGAACACGGCAGCGTTAATCAGACATTCTGAGACGGCCTTCCGCACCTTGTTGTACGCGAAGTCCTCCTCCAGTTTGTTTCTCAGGAACATGGCGTCTGCGCTGTCCTGATCCATCATGTCGTCAGAGATGTCGAACCATCGACCCCTGCCGAATGTAGCTTCTTCCATTTCCGCAACGTTAGACTCTACGGCCTGTTGCAGCGCCGGAGCGATGATCCTGCTGCGCTCTGATGCTCTGGTGGAATCCTCCTGCGCCCAGATACCACGCCACAGCCTGTAGTATTCCTGATGCTTGTCGGCGTAGTTGCCCTCGTAGTGATTGCGCCAGTTGTCGCACTTGGTCATCACCCAGTCGGCTAGGCTCTCGTCGGCCATCAGCACATCGCTTTCAAAAATGTCAGTCATGTTATCCTAGTATCCTGCGTGAAAGTCCAATACTTCGTATTCGCCAACCTCCATGTCGCTATGATAAGCCACATTGGAGAGCTGGTCAACATATGCTAATGCGTCCACAAGGTCGTCGTGAGTCAGTGGGTCAGGGAACTGGAATAGTTGGTCAAGGAACTTCATGTTCCAATCGCCCTTCTTCAGCTCCACATACCCGTTCTCAAATCGGCCCTGTAGCGCCCACATGATTCGGTCTGTCTTGTTCTTGTTGCCGTGGGTCAGCTCCTCAATCCTGAAGAACGTCCCGTATTTCTTCTGAAGGTCCATGATGGGCTTCATCACGGCCTGCTTGGCTATGCCTCGCTCGATTCCGACAGATACTGGCTGATAATCTCTGACGGCTTGGAATATCTTTGCCGCAGTCTCCTCAACCGTCCAGCGTCCGTGTATAATGTTCTCAACGACCCATCCTTCTGTAGAGACATGGACAACAGCAATCGCCGTGTCGTCGAGCCGGGAGTTCTTGCCTGTTTTCTTTCCAACCTGTTCAAACCCCGCTAAGTCGATGGCTATGTAGGTGGACCCACTCGGCTTGTCGCCAGAGAAGTATTTGATCCAGTCCTCCTTGAACATCTCAGACCCTCTAGCCTCGAACGAAGCTAGGAACTCTTGTCTGAAGGCGTATGATGACATACTGCGCTTGGCTATGTCAATCTCCTCTGGGTCCAGCAGAGGGTTGTCGTATGAGGTGAAGTGCCACGCCCGATATGTCGGATCATCGTTCAGCTCGGCGTACTTGTACAGCTCATAGAAGTGGTTTCGGCCCATCGGAGTACCGATAAACAGCGCGTTACCCTTCTGGTCAGCCAGTGCGGGCCGTAGAATCTCCTCGAATACAGAGGGCTTCATGTCGGCATATTCGTCCAGCACGAGGTACTTCAGGGACACACCACGCATGGTTTCCGGTCTGTCAGCGCCCTTGAGACTGATTACAGCCCCGTTGATCAGGGTAATCTGGAGGTTGTTGATATGCGAACTCTTAACCACCGGCCTCCCAAGGTCCAGCAGCAGGTTCCACATGATGTCCCTGGCCTGACCCTGCGTTGGTGCCACGTAGAACACCTGCCCGGGCTTGTCGCTCAGGGCGTTGATGATGAGCTTCCACGCAGCATAGCGGGACTTCCCGCAACGTCTACCGGCTGCTACCACCTGAAATCTAGTCGAATCCACCCAAAGTTGCTGTTGCCACGGCAGAAGCTCTACGCTAAGATCGCTCAACTTCGTCCTCGTCGGATAGGTTGCCAGTCCAATTCAGGTCAGACTGCTGGGCAAATATCACCCTGTAGTCCTTCTCCTGCACCTCATTCTCATTTTCCACCGGTTAACATCCCGCGCTTGGCCTTCTTCTTGGGCTTCATGGCCCGCACAGCATCCGCCACACGCTCCATTCTCCCCTGCACCCCATGGGGCTTGCCGGATTCGTTCAGTTTTTTCGATATTTTGTAGTCGTCGTTATCGAGGAACTCGTCCGCCGCCTCTGCGTACTTACCTTGGTTGAACAGCCTGCGGAATTTAGGCGATCCCTGCAGATCACCCCTATAAGCGGCCTGTATTAGCTCTCCCTGCACTCCCTCCGGCAACCGGTCGAAGTCCTTGATCATCTTCTTGGCTGTGTCTTCGTGAGCCTTAAACGTCTCATCGAAGCCCATGCCCCGGTACTTGCCTGTCTGGCCCACACCAGACGTCAGAATGCCCTTGTCGTCGCGGTAGTCACCCGCAACATAGCCTTCCTCTTCAACTACC